ATAATCTCCAATAGTAAGTCTATGTATATTACCTCTCATAAAACCATTACCTGGAGAATAATCAGGGCATATAGTTGAAGTAAGGAAGTTTAATTTTTGGTATAGAGGCTTCATTTCTTGTTTACTTTGGGGGGAAATAGTAAAATTAAATGATATTCTTCTATCAAAACCTTGATAAGTATACATATTTTCACCTCTACCCGAGTATTTTTTCCCAATCCAATCCGCATTATGATTATCATTTAATCCTTTTAAAAATGCTCTAAAATGGGTACGATATGTTTCATTAGGATTATCATTTATTATGGTTTCAAAATTAAATTTAATTAAATCCCTTGATCCTTCTGTTTTTTCCGGGTTTTCTGAATATACTTTTCTTAATATAGGTATTAAATTAACTTTATCTTGTCCTTCTTTATAAACAATATTAACATCAGTTCTTTTATCTCTAGGTCTAGCTCCTGGTGAACCAATTCCTATACGAGTAGTCATAGGTATCATATTATCAAACTCATAATCTCTGGAAAATACTTTTTCGGGGTTATTTACATCTTTTCTAAAATCTTTAAAATTAGTCCCAACAATATATCTTTCCTTGTTTATTATCTTAGGATAAGATAATGTATTAAAAGATGGTTCTATATTTTGTTTTATATTACCTGTTGTTGGTATTGAATTTTCAAACGTAGGATCACTTAATTTTAAAAAACTACTAATACTGTTCTCCGAATCTTGACCTAATGAAGATGTAGTTGGGGGGGCTATATATTTTGATTCTGTTTCTTTAGGAGCTTTACTTGTATTAACAGGGACTCCCTTATGGTCAGTAGCTTTGAAAATAGTTGTTTCACCATCTCCATATATAGAACCAGGTCCTCCAGGATAATCGAGTATTAAAGATTCATCCGAACTAATACCCATACTCTCTAATACGCTTGAATCTCCGACTACGTCTAGTATTTTAGTATTTAATAAATTTACTAATCTATTTTGTTCTGTCGGTTTAGTACCTACTATATGAAAGTATTTATTATCGTCATCTAATAGAGTTAATGGGGTTGCTCCAGGTCTTGGATAATGAATACCAGAACCTGCTGTTAGAGTAGATAATAATAAGTTAGAATTTAAATTATATGTTTGTGTATTAATTCGTCCCCCATTTTTGCCTGTTTCAGTAAGTGGATTGGATTTTTGTAAACCAACTTGTTTAGAAGTAAAATTTGAACCTTTTGGGAAATCAGTGAGAAACTTGCGGATTCTAATAGCATCTTCCTCAGCAGCACGTACTGCATATAAACCACCTCTTATTGGATAATCTGCGCTAAATCTCGCTGATTCCAATAATATTCTTTCATTTGCTGTACCATTTTCTGGTAGAGGAGTTTTTATATAAGGTAAACCAGAATTTCCCCCGTCAGGTTGATCCTTCCCAAATTTTAATTTTCGTAAATCTGATTTAAGTTGGTTTAACATTTATTATTGTTTTAAATATATAAAGCTAAATCCTTTAGCTTTTTTATTAACCCCTAAACAACTAGTTCTTATTAATGTACGACTTATTTTCATCTTATCTGATGCTTGATTAATATTTCTAAAGATTTCATTTGTTTCTACACATAATATAGGAGTAGATCTAGCTAAACTCATTTTATTTTTAGATTCTTCAGAATAGGTATATCCTTCTCTTCTATTTTTCCCTCTATTAGTTTCACTTATTTTATCTTTATGTTCTTGGGTAATTTTTCTATTATTATTTTTATTAGATTTACTTATTTTATCCTTAGTTTCTTGTGATGTTACTTTACCTTTATGTAGTTGTGAAATAAAATTTTTAAATTCTTGAGTACATGGTTTACCTAATTTATTTTTAGCCATATTAATTTTTGCCTCTTCACTTCTTTTTACACCTATTTTTCCTAAAGTATTATTCTTTTTCCAAGATTCATTAAACATAGGATGTCCTTTTTTCCCCTTACTTATCTTATCCTTAGTTTCTTGGGAATGTTTTTTAGGTAATTCATTTGTACTAGTTAATAAACAGTTTAATCCTTCTTCTAATACATTATAATAATCTTGCCAATAACGTTCTCGAATATTTAATTCTTCAAATAAACATTCTTCAATAATATCAAATTTATGTTGCTCCCAACCATATTTAAGTAATGATTTATAGAGTAAAGGTTGTCCTTTACAATTTAATTTTTTATAATCAGCGTCTCTTCTTTTTTCTATATTAGTAGATTGACCTATATAAACTCTTCCTAAAGGATTTGTTATTTTATATATCCCTATAATCATTATTTTTTTATTAAATATGGGGGATATTAATATATGGAGTAGGATTTGTTCCATCCATATCTAATTTAGATGGTTTTGGTTTATTTAATAATGAAGGGTTTCCATTTATGGAATACTCATTATGTTGTTTTGAATTTGTTAAAGCAGGAATATTATTTTGTGTTACTCCTTTAGTTGATAGTTTTGAGCCTAATTCTTGTCCTAGTATCATGGTTATTGTTTTATTTTTTATTATTGTAATCCTTTATATTCTTTATAATTTTTAGTAAAATCATTATTATCAATAATTATTTTGTTATTTTTATTATAAAAATTATCTAATTCATCATCTATCCCTAAACTTATCAATTCCATTATTAAACTGTCTATGTTATTACCATAATGACCTCTCAACACCTCTTTTGAAGATATTCCGATATCTTCAAAAAAATCTGGGTCTTCATCATAATAATTACATAATAATTGTAATAAATTTTCCGATCTTAAAGATAATGGATTATTTATTTTTATTTCATTGATTATCCCAGCAATATACTGCATTCTTAAAATCTCATTTAGAGGGGATAAAATGTTTTTTAATTTTGTTAACCCCATTTTTAATTGATTTAGGTAATATAATAATTCTTTTTCAATTTGATGATATGAGATTTCTTTAAGATTTGTTAATTTTTTATCTTCAATTCCTTTTTTAAAATTTCCTTTTTTAAAATAATTAATAGCTTCATCTTTGTTATTAAAAAATGTAGAACTATCTACTTCAAAACCATCTATTATTTGTCCATCAAAAGTCCCTCCTTTAAACTCTAATAAATATAAATTTTTTTTATTTTCGATAATATTATTTATAATATTTATTGAATTTTTAATTTTTTTAATATCATAATTTTGAAAAATCGTATTTGAAGAATATTTATTATATTTTAAATATTTTGATATAATAGGAGAGAATAACTCTTTATCCATATTACTAAATTTAAGTAAAAGATCTATTTGTAATGCATTTATTTGTTGTTTTATGTTAAATTTTCTTAAATTATTATCGAATATTGATTCTTTACCTATAAGTTCTGGGATTATTTTTTCTACTATACTCCAATTTCCTTCCCATTTTGGTCCTCCTCCACAGATATTATTATTTTTTAGATATATTTTATATGGATTTTTATCATTATGATTTATATTTAAAACTAAAATATCATAGGTTGATGAAGGATTATCATTAAATATATAAAAGAAAGTATTTCCATATTTAGAAATAGAATCAAATTCATTTTCACCTCTGGTTGCAATACACAAATTGGTGTCTTTCCCATATTTTATCGAATCTTTTTTATTATGAGCTTTATATACCCGAATATTATTATCATCGAATATTAAATTTGGATCTTTTTTATCTTGAGGGTCTAATTTTCCCACTTTTATCCTTTTTTGATTTTTTGAATTAGAAGCCTGTTCTAAAGATTTTTGTAATTCTTCATAGTCTTTATACTGATATAAATCTTTTTTATTTAATGATGGTTGGAATCTTATAAAATCCTTAGCAACATATATATTATTATCTACAGTTGAAGGAGATAATGTATCTATATATTTCTTAGCATTACCTAATGTTATTTCACTTAATAGAAAATTTCTATGTTTTATTATATCCATATTCATAAATATTTTATTGTTCGATTTTTCTTATATAATTTATTTCTTCTTGAGGTATAGGATAATAATCTATATCCCTCCAATCTTTAAATAAATCATTATTTTTAGAAATAATTGAAACTACTACAGAATCTGGGTCTTCATCATCTCCATATCCTATAAATTTTATTATTTCATTATAAGTTTCATTTTGATATGAGTTATTGAAATTAATTTCGTATTTATTTCCAATAATTAAATCTTGTGGGGGGATATTAATCGGATTATTTACTTTGATTTCGCTTAATAAAAATTGTTTTTGTTTTGCTATATCCATATTTTATAAATATTAAATTCTTCTATTCATTATTGCCATTGGTGTATTAAGTTCATTAGATACTCGTATTCCATCTAAATTAACTACCATTCCTTTATTTATTGCCATAACTACATTATCTAATTTATTTATCATTTGATCCATTTTATTACCTAATGTAGAAGCTAAAATTGTTATTCCCCCTTCATTACTACTTATATTATTAGTTATAATTTTTGAAGTATTTTGAGATGGTTTATCTGATTGGGTAATATTAGGTGAAACAACTATATGATCACCTTCTGCTGTAACTGCTGTAGCACCATATTTATCTGTTACTGTGAATGGTCCTTTTGATGAGGGGGCCATTCCATCTTCAACTCCCCAATTTTCTTTTAATGATAACTTTTGTTTATCAAAAGAATTCATGGTATTCTGAAATGGGTTACCTGTATCATTATCTAAATTCAATATAAGAGCGGTTAAATCTGAAGCAGCACTTATTATAACACCTAAAGTTGCAATTAAAGGATTTAAAGCCTTCATTATTTTACCTACAAAAGTAAATATGGAAGAGAAAACATCAAGAAGTGGCATTAATGGATCTACAAGTTCTACAAATAGTTCTTTCAATTTTTCAATTGATTGATTAAATTTGTCTTGCATTGTTATAGATTTTTGTTGTCTTTCAAATTCAGGTTTACCTAAATCATTTATTGTTTTTAAATTATATCCTTGTTCTTTTAGTAGTTGTAATTTTTTTCTATTAGCCTCATTATCATCCCAACCCAATTTAGATATAGCACTCGATGTAAGTAACATATCCCCCATTTGGTCTTTACTCATACCCATAGATTGAGCAATGGAATCTTGTTGAAGTGCGTTCATCCCACTCCAGGTATTTAAATCTATTCCTTGCTTATTTATTTCTTTGGCAACACCGGCAATATCATTAGTTAAGGCAAAATAACGAGCTCTTTCTAAATTTAATTGACGACCAGTCATTACTTCGGCTTCAAATTCATTTGAAATTGAACTTTCAATATCAAGTAATGAATTTTGTATACCTTCAATATCTTTAAGACTACCTCCTAACTTTTTTGCCTCAAAAGCAGCTTCTGCTATTTTTTGGGTTTGTCCCCCATATGTTGCTAATAGACCTTTAGATATATTTGATATATCATTTAATAGATCCTTACCATTTATGGATAATTTATTTTGAGCATTCAATGCAGAAACTTGACCTAGATATGTATAAACTAACGATTTCTCACTTTTACCTGATGCTTGTCTTAATTTATATAGTGTAGTAGCAGCTTCGACTGAATATCCGGCTTCTTTAGTTAATTGTGTATATGTAATTAATGATTCTGCATTAATAGATCTATTAGTACCTAATACAGCATTTAAATTATTATTGGCTTCAACTAATGCTTTTGTTGTAACAAATATATCATCAGATAATGCAGCTGTTTGGACTAATTCACTATTTATTTTAAGTGCTTCCTCATATGAAGTACCAAATTGTTTTGCCGTTTGACCTGCTAAATTATCTAAACTACCTACCGCTTCTATAAGGAAACCTATAGATGCTTGTAATAGATTAGCTTTAGTTAGCATACCTCCAATATTAGAACCTACTTCTTTAGTAAATACACCTAATGTTTTAAATGCACTTACATTACCATTATTTGTTTTAGCAAATTCACGAGTTTCTGAAATAGCTTCATCTAATTTAAGTTGATTAGCTAATCCACCAAAACCTAATTTATTTAATGATTTATTAATACCATCTGCTATTGCAGGGGCCATACCCATAGACTTAATAACTTTTTCTTCAAGTTCAAGTCTACGTTGAGACATTTTTAATAATCTTTCCGAAGCATCAATATTATCATTTATATTTCCTAATTCTTCTATTTCTTTTTCTGATAGTGAGGATTTTGTTTCGTAGCTTTTAAGGGTTTGTTCTAATAATAGTTTATCAAGTTTTACCTTTTCCTGTATATTTTTTAATTGTTTTCTATCAAGGTCTAAAATTCCATTTCTGTCTGCTAATAATTTTTGTGATATAGAAACCAAATCACGAGATGATTTACGTGCTATATTTAATTCAACATTAGATTTAGTTAATTCTTGAAGATTAGCTTTAAGTATAGAAGATAATCCTCCGATATCTGTTTTAATTTCTTTTAATTCATCATCCCATTTTACAAAAGCAGCAGTTATTTTATCAGCATTAGCAAGAGGATCAGATAACCAATCATTAGGAATAGTATATTGTAATTCCTGTGCTAATTTCTGTAAATCTGCTAATTGTTTTTGTGCGTCTTGTGGGGTCATCTTTCTATATTACCTATATAAATATAAGAAAAACCCCTATTTTTTAGGGGCTTTAACGTGTGTAGTATATGTATTATTTATATGAGGAGCTTTAGCCATTTTTTCGGCAGCATTTTGGTTTGTTAAAGTTCCATTTTTTGAATCTATTCGTTCGTTTTCATCACTATAAAATTTTTCAATTTTTTTATAAGTCAAACGTCTAAGCCATACAGGCATATCATAAACTTCACCCCAAGTATAACCTCCTTTTCCATGAAAAACTATTTCATGTATTTCATGAAATAATTGTGTTCTATAGTTATTGCTCAGGCCAGAAGAAACTGGCATTAATTGGTATACGAGTGCCCTCCACTTCACCCTCTTCATAATAAACTAATTCAACATCAGGTTGTACTCTTTTTATCTCATTTCTTAATTCGCGAGAATCTCTAGCTAATAATCCTTTATCAACAAATTCGCGAATTGTGGATTTTTCTCTATCCCCATTAACAGATGTAATTATATATTTATATCTTGTGGAAAGATCTGCTGGGACTGAATTGGGGAATAGTTTTTGTAAACCTTTGATTTCTTCTTCAATTTTTTTCTCATCACCATGAGTTAATAGTTTAAATGTAATCTCATTTCCACTATGAGGTAATGTAAATCTAAATTCGTTTACCCTTTCTTGGATAAGATCTTCTGGGTTTAAATTTTTATCCTTAAGTGTAGTTAAATCAATTGTTTTATCTACATAATCTCCATTTGAATTAATAGTTTTAAATGTGTAATCTTTACCATAACCTAATATTTTAGATGCTATCATTAATGCATTCTTATCTCCCAAAACTAAATCATTAATATTAATTTTAGTTACAATAAGAGATTCTAATAGTTTATCTAATACAGTATTTTGTCTTATATAATTTTGGTTGGTAAGAATATCTTCACTACGAGATGTCATATAAGACATTTCTACAGTTCCTGATGATAGGGGATTATCTAATGGATATATAAGACCTTTAGATGGAAGTTCAATTATTTCAGTTGGTATTTTGAATTTTGGTTCACTCATAATTTTTTAATTATTTTTGTTATATATAAATATATAAAACAGAAAGGAGAAAGCCTAATCTTTCGATAAGGCTTTTATAATTATTTTTAAAATAAGATCACCAGTTTGAAATACAATAATCAAGACCTAATGTAACATTCAACATAATAGCTGAATCACCGTTAGACCAATCATACTCCCCAAAGTTTGATGTTTTTATAAATGCACCTTTAAGTATCCATTCACCAACAACGTCTCCAACAGGTCCTAATATAGCCATAGTACAATCTTTTTTGTAAAAATCGCTATAACCATCTCTACCTGTTACACTCTCGTGTGATAAACGGAACCATTCCATTACCGCTTGTGTACCAGATGGTGTAATTGGATCATAAAGTTGTAGGGAAACATCACCCCATCTTACTTTACCTTTTATTTTACGGTAAACATTTATGTGTTCAAGTGTAATTTCACCATCGTCAAATCCAGGAGCCGAAGCTTTCTTAATCATATAAGCTGGGATTCCTTCTATATACATTATAAACCTATTTGATACTTTAGGTTCGAATGCGGTGAACATTATTTCGTTAGGGTTTAATGCTGCCATGTCGTGTTATTTTATTATAAATATTAAATAAATTGATTCTTATTCAAAAGTTGCACCTGTTGGTGTAACATTGAAATCTAATATAACAAACTCAGCAGTTCTTGTAGGTTGGATAAAAAT